AACATGACAGAGTGTGATGTTGTAGAAGATTGCGACATCTGCCTTGAATGCGAAGCGAGAGAAGCCCTAGCCCAAGAGATAACATCCTACTCTGGTATGCCGATTGAATTAGTGAGAAGAGTGCTTGAGGTAGAGGATAGGGTTTTAGCTGATTAGATTAATTTGGATGACCACTCTGTAGGTGCAGGGTGGTTTTTTGATGGGCAAATATAATTCATGCGTACTTACAACGTAGTTCTTAACGTGAGTTTACATGCAAACCACAATTGCCTACCCTGCACACCGCATGAATAGGCAATTCTTCATTTATGGTTGTTTAATTATACGGGTGCATTTGGTACCTCATTTGCACCCACGATTTTGGAGATGATTTGATGAATAAAGTTACTAATATTATTAATGACAATGGCGAAATAGTTAGCACAAAGAGGACTTATTTCAAGGATACTTTTGATGAAGAGAAGGGTTATCTGTTCTGGAATAAGACAGGATTTGTTAAGACATTTCAAGATGTTGAGTTACCGTCAAGCGTAACTAAGGTTGATATAGCAAACTTATTCCTGCTAAGTAAGAAAGTTTACTCAACTACAAACATGATTGGCTACCGTGGTAATGGTGGGATAAGAGTGATGTCTGTGGAACAGATGGCAAAGGTTATTAAGGATACAGGTAGACATACCACAGCCTTTCTAAACAGGATGGTTAAATGTAGGGTAATGGCAAGGGTAGAAGTCAAGATTGGAGATGACATTTCCATACAGTATTACTTCAATCCCATTTATTTCTTTTCATCAAACAGATTATCACAAAACCTTTACATGTTATTTCAAAAGGATTTAGACCCATTTGTTCCTGAGTACGCAAAACAAAAGTTTAGACTTAGTGCCGTTAAGGGTGCTGTAAATAAGCAGGCGTAGGGGGTTCAATCGCTGATTAAATATTCGATTGCAAGGAATATCTAATCTGATCTCAGTAATCATCACTCGTTCCTCTCGTCACTCCTTCTTTTTTATCCAAAATCCTTCATTCAAGCGGTTTAAAGCCCGTCCATAGTTACAGCCAAGCACCTGATGGATGGACGTTCATTCAAACGTAGTGGGAAAGGTTTAAGACAAGTTAGGAGGATTAAACATGAAGCTAAGAGACAAGTATGGCTGGCCTGTAGTTACCATTAAGGGCAGACCGTTTACTAACTTTATGAGAAGGTTGCTCATAACAAACATATCTCAAATGGTAAAGTATTTTTAGGAGGACAATCAAATGTCCCAATGCAAAGCCTACTCAGAAAAGCCAATTCACCCTGACTTATTCCTCAGTGGAATTCCTGTTTGCTGCGGAAATTGCTTAACCTTCAATGGCGAACGCTGTAGAGATGAAACTGTGGCATTGAATATGAATGATGCTGAGTTAATGGAAAACCTTAAATTATGTGATTGGTGATGATTTTATGGCAGAAGCGAAAGTGAAAAAAGAGAAGGCTCCTGCCAAGTCGAAGGAGTTAGTTAGGCCAAAGATTGATGTTGGGAAGTTGCCGACGCTAGCCGTGCTTAAAGCTGAATTAGGCAGAAGATCATGCCAATATTTTATTGAAAACTTCGTGAAGATTGAAGATAGGGATGCTGCTGAATTGGCAGTTCCTTTTACTTTGTGGCCTGGACAGATCAAAGCGTTAGATAGCTTTTTAAATAACAAGTTAAACATTGTATTGAAAGCTAGGCAGATGGGCCTAAGCTGGTTAGCCCTAGCATTGGCTGTGTGGAGGATAGTGCATCAACCTGGCTATGCTGTGGTCGCTATGTCAAAACGTGAAGAGGATGCCAAGGAATTAACTAGGCGCATTGGATTTATCTTAAAATATCTTCCACCAACTATGATTCAAGAAAAAAAGATAGCAGGTAAATGGTACGGCCCAACATGGGAAGCCACAACATTGACTGTTACTATTTTTCATCCAAAGAAAGAGCCTAGCGTGTTTAACTCTCTAACTTCTGCGCAAGACTCTGGTCGTTCATTAACGGCAAACTTAGTAATTCTTGATGAGTGGGCGTTTCAGCAATGGGCAGAGTCTATCTGGGCGGCAGCGTATCCGACTATCAATCGTCCGTCCGGTGGTCAAGTAATAGGAATCTCTACAGCAAAGAGAATGACATTGTTTGAAGAGATATGGCGAAAAGCCACGATGGGAGTCAATACATTCGCTAGAGTGTTTCTGCCATGGGACACAGATCCAAGGAGAACTCCTGAATGGTATGAGCAGACTAAGAAGGATTTACCTAATTCTTATAAGGCTGAGTATCCCAACACGCCAGAGGAAGCGTTTGAAGCGTCTGAGGGCATAGCATTCCCTGAGTTTAGCTATGACCTGCATGTAGTTGAACCGTTTGTCATACCCGATCACTGGAGAAAATGGAGGTCATGCGACAACGGGTACACTGACCCATTCGTTTGGTATTGGTTTACTGTAGATGAGTTCGGTACTGTCTACATTTACAGGGAGTACACAAGGGAAACAAAGGACCCAAAGGTAAGTTACTCAGACCAAGCGAAGCAAGTTGTTTTAAAAACAGGTAAGGAGCGCATTGGCTTTACTGTAGTAGGACATGATGCGTGGTCTGTTCATCCACTTACTAAGAGCAATAATACTCCGCAGGGAAAATCCATTATCGACTTCTATATCGAAGGTGGAATTACCGACTCCCTGAGGGCAGTAACAGACAGGATGTTCCGTAAGGCCACTTATCATGAGTACCTAAAGCCATACTGGGATGAGAATGCTGAAAAAACAACGAGCAAGCTGAAGATATTCAATAACTGCAAAAAGCTTATCGAAACATTACCACAATTGCTTATAGATGAGAAGGACCCAGAGAAAGTCATGGAATGCTCATATGATCACATGTACGATTCTTGTCTAACTTCGGATACCATCGTAAACACAGTCGATGGTGATTTTAAGATAATAGATTTAATAGGCAAGACTGGACTTGTTCATTGTTACGATGAAGCAAACGGAGTTAACACAACGTCAAATTTCTTCGATGTTCGAATGACTAACCCAATGGTGAAGGTTTATGAAATAGCAATGGATGATGGCAGGACAATCAACGCGACAAGTAATCATTTAATATTAACCCAAGATGGATGGAAAGAATTAGGAAATATTCTTATAGGTGATTCCATTATTGACATATTAGACCATATCTGATAGAATAAGATATGGGGGGATGATAATATTGCCAAGAACAAAAGGATTGCTTGAAAATCAAGTGATCTACAATGGGTTAGTGTTTACAAGGGACAAGAAAACAGGGTACTACTTATCTGCCAAGTCAATCCATGAAGGAAAGCGTATCAGATTACATAGATACGTTTGGATTACGGAAAAAGGAGAGATACCAGAAGGTTACGATGTTCACCACAAAGACGAGAATAAAGATGACAATGACATTGGTAATCTAGTATTGCTGAATGGGGTAAAGCACCAAAAGTATCACTCGAATAAGGAAATGTTGGAACATTACGATGAGTACAAAGAAAGATTTATGAAATTTGCTCAACCGGCTGCCGCAATATGGCATGGATCGGAAGAGGGCAGAGCGTGGCACAAAGAACATTGGGATAATCACTTAAAGAAATCAATAGAAATAAAAGTAACAAAAAAATGTGTCATGTGCGGGGATGAGTACCAAGTTTCATCAGTAATGCGAGATTCAAGTATGTTCTGCTCTAAGAAATGCAAGGCGAAGCATCGGAGAGATAGTAAAGTCGATGATATAGAAAAGAAATGTATAATATGTGGTAATGCATTTTTTAGTAATCGTTACGAGGGAATTGTAACCTGTACCAGAAAATGTGCAGCAGTAATCATAGTAGCGAGGAGAGAGGGAAGAGAGGTTCCTTTATGGCAAGGGTGAAATCAATAAGATATATAGGGGAACAACCTGTATACAATATGGAAGTCAAGGACCACCACAACTTTAGTGTTGCTGGTGGTCTTATTGTTCACAACTGCGGATATGGATTAATTTCCCATCACAGCAATAAAACGGAATTAGAAGTAACTTTCAATTACAAGGATTTGTCGCCTGACATCCTAGAGGACATTTACCGCTGTAAGACAGCCGAAGAACGCCAATATATCCTATCTAAAATAGGAAGATTACCGCAGAGTGTAGCCAGATAAAAGGAGAAAACTATGCAAGAGTTTCGATGTTCCAAGTGCAATAAACTTCTCGGTAAAGTAGATGGCAAGGCTGAGATTAAGTGTCCAAGATGTGGGACAATGAACACCAAATAAAGGGAGAGTGTCAATATGGCTAGGGACATGTTATGGAATCTTGATGAAGGTGTAAAAATGGCTTTCAATTCCCAAAAAGAGCAGTATGAGGAAAGAATTAAAGAACTAGAATGCGAGAATAAAGAACTTGCAGATAATAATGAGGACTTAAAACTTGAAATAAAAGTATTCACCGAAACTATACAGGCATTTAAGGAAATCGATATACGCCAAAGGATAGCAAGGCTATTACTTGCTGAATAAGAATACTAGAGGCTCTACGAAGCCCATCAACTACTTAACTGTAGCTGGTGGGCTATTTTTTATTGCCATTCTTTAAGGAGGCGGTCAGACAATGCTAGATAAACTCAAGGAGATTGGAGGTAAAATCGTGGATAAGGTAAAGAATTCCATCAAAACAGCCAAAGAAGAAGAAAAGCAAAACAAAACGCTTAAAGATTTTCAAGACAAATTGGCACTAGCTCAGGCCAACACCAACACAACAATACGAGACGAGCGAGAAATGATCTACTTAGGCACAGGAGATACTGATGCCAATATAAATCAAGTGAGTAGCACAGGTGTTAGAAAAAAAGCCAACAACGTAGTCAACCTAGTCCTTGAATTCATCGAAACAAATGTTGACTCGACAATCCCACAGCCATCAGTCAGAACGAAACTCCCCGGCTTTGAAGCACAAGCAACAATGATAGAGGATTCCCTTACTGCCGACATCACAGAACTAGGCATAACAGCAATCAATGATGTAAACGAGCGCACAACCCCCGTACAGGGCTACAGCGCAATGCTGGTTGGCTGGAATCCAGACTTTAAACATCATCTATACCGTGGTGAACTCAACATCGAATCAGTCCATCCAAAGCGCATTATCCCACAGCCGGGAGTATTCGAATTGAACCGAATGGATTACTTCTTCATTCTTTCATCAGTCACAAAGTCCT